CGCAACTCTTTGATTTCTTCTGCTAGTTTTGCAACTAGGAATTTATCAAACTTGCCAGCGCTTTCTTGCATACGCTTGTTAAAACGTACACGGTCTGCTGCCAACTGTTGCTTTTCCTCAGCAAATTCTGTGAGTTCTGCTTGGAGACCTTCTGTGACCATCTTGTCTAGAGCTTCGACCATTACGCTTTTATCGTGTTCATAGCGTGTAGAGAACTCATCGCGCATTTCTGTGCGAATTTGTTCACGTGCTTCATTAAGTTTGGATTCCCAGGCTTCATTAATTGCAGTCTGAGTTTCTTCGTTAATGATACCACTGTCTACTAATGGTTTGATAGCATCAAACATGGATCATTCTCCTGTTATATTTTTAAGTCTTTGATGAGGCGCATTACTTCCTCACGCAAATACTTCTGTACCTTTTGATTAGCACCGGCATCTTTTGCCATTTCGAGCACCTTGTGTCCCCCACGCATATTCAATAAGCCTTCATAGACTGCTTTTGGATATGCGTTTGGAGCACTAGGCTGTGCTACAATATCAACTGTGACTATATCAAAGTCACTGACGTGTCCAGTACCCTCGTTAACGTTACCGCTACCACGACTGCTTACGCCTAACTTCACACCTGATTCCAACATAGTTTGCACTAGTTGACCCATAGGTGTTGGAAGAACCTTTAATTTACCAAATCCGTTTGGACCGTCCATCCACATTTCTGTAATCATGTGACTGACACGATCTAGGTTAATTTTTAAATCGTCTGGGTGATCTACTTCACCCAATACACTATAACCTTCTGTGATTTGCTTGTTAATATTACCTACAGCATCGGAAATTTCACTAACGGGGTATACTCTTTGGTTAGCGTTTTTAACACCGCCCTGTATGAATATACCCTTCATATAGAGATTTTTACCTTTGCCGTCAGCGTTTGCCTCCGCTATAACTTCCATTCTAGCGTTGTCAAAGGTTAAATGCTCTTTAAGTAGGTTCATTAGTGATTATACCTTATACTTTACCTGCACCGGATACTTTTTTCATATCTGGCTTTGTGGTCATTCCCATACTTGTACTCTTTGGTGTAGCACCGCCTTTGTCTTCGCCGCCTGCGTCGAAGTCAACTGCTTTACCGCCCATGTCGTTTTCGCCAGCAACTACAGACTCAGTGTTTGTACCTGCTTCTTCGCTTTCGACTGGGGAACCAACTTTTTCCAAGTATTCACGGATCCACTCAGATTCTGTCATTTTGCGACTTTTCTTGGATTCAGCAACTTGAGGCTCCTGCTCTTCAGCAACTTCCTCTTCCTCTGCAACTTCCTCTTCTTCAGCAACTTCTTCGGTTTCCATAGCAACTTCTGCCATTTCGTCACCGCCCATGTCCATGTCCATGTCGCCTTCTTCCTCACCCTTGTCGCCCATCAAAGCATCAAATTCTGCTTTTAGTTCGTCAAGTGCGTCTTCTAGGTCCATAACACGGTCTTCGAGTTCTTCGTCGCCGTCCTCATCGCCTTCTTCTTCGCCGCCTTCGTCGTCCATGTCCATCTCGACTTCTTCTTCGTCATCCATTTCCATGTCGTCGTCTTCGGCTTCAGCCATACCTTCTTCATCCCTAGTGATTTCGTCTACCATATTGGCAACTTGATCACCACCGACTTCTTCTAGGTCTTGCTCATCAATTAATGATTCGTAGATTTCACGGCTCTTTTCTACAACGATGCTGTGGAAAAGTTCACGTGCTTTATCTTCGTCTTCGTTAATGATGTACTCAATTAGTTGTTCATATTTGCTCATGTGTTTGTTTCCTTATAAAAAACCATGGGTTTAAAATTCTGTATAGTTATTTACAGAATATACGCATTTTATGGGTTAAATAGGCATTTTTTGAATGATTTCAGTGGCTAATTATAAGCCAAGTCCGCCGCCAGCGGCTTGTTGTGGTGGTTGATACTGTTTAGACACTTTATCTAGCATCTGCTCGTGCTCTAACTTACGTGTATCATTCATGGCACGTAATTTATTAATTCTATCCAAAGTTAAACGTGTTTTACGTGTATCCGTGGCCTTAATAGCAGTGTTATCGTCTTTTTCAGAATAATAACCTTCTGGTGTTTTGTTATAAAGTTCTTGCAAGTGCATACTGTTATTTACTAAAAATTTGGTTAAATTGCTGGTGCAGCGCCTGCAGGCGCTGCGGTGGCGGGTCCTACCCCTGCTGCTCCACCTTCTTCAGGTGGTAGTTCAGGAATTGCTGCAGATTCTAAGTCACTGTCTAGTCCACCAGGGCTAATGCCTACACTACGTAAGCCGGCTTGTTCAACTGGCGCTTCCGAACTGTTGCCCTGTTCTTCACGCCACATACGTTCATTTTCCGATAGTTCTTCTTCAGTTAGACCCAAGTAACGTGTCAACAAGAAACGCTTACTCAAATATGGGTACTGCTCTAACTGAGTGAAACTGCCAATTCTTGCGCCATCAACTTCAGCCTGTCTGTAACTGGCAAAGTTCTGTGGCTCATTAAACTGTAAATCAAACAGGTTAGCGTCAATGTTAATACCACGCCAACGTAGGAAAATCTTAAACTCTTGGTCTAGTTTTTCAGCAATCATACGTTGTAGGCGCATACAGTACTGATTAAAACGCCATTCCTGAATAAGTGCAGTGCCTACTCTACCATCACTGAATGTGTTGGGGTTGCTGGTACCATCGTCTAAGCCTGTGGGCAAATAACTGGCCGGAATACGTAGGCCTCTAAACAGTTTGTTAGTAAAGAAGTGCAAGTCTGTGATCTCGCCCAAATTCTGTCCACCTGGTAGTGTTTCTACGCTACTGCCTCTGCCGTCCGCAGTCTGTGGGAAGAAAAAGTCTTCGTTGGTGCTCAGTGGATTGTATGTGGCATCCATCATGTTCTGACCACCACCTGTCTGTGTTGGAATACGACGTTGGTGTACTTCGTTCTTTACACGCTCCACAAATGCCATGGCCATGTGGCTAGGCATGTTACCCACGTCAATCTTAAAGATTCTACGCTCTGGCGCACGTTGCACACGATAGATAATAATAGCGTCTTCAAGCAGTTCTTTTTGCTTGAACACTTTAAACACGTTTTCTAAAACTGAATTGCCAAAAGGCCAACTAAAGTCCAAACCTTCTGTTAGACTCATGTGTACAATGTGTTCGGCGTTTACTGTTGTTTCGTTTTGTGCATGACTAAAACGTGTGCCTCCACTGTAAGGAGTTGCTGGCTGAATGTAAGCGCCACTGGGACCGCCAACCTGCGGATGGTTAACTGCTACATCACTGGCGTTTACAGTGGTTGCAGTCAAGTTCATAAAGTTTGGCTGCAAGTCCTTGATCACATACTGCTCGGGTTTTTTGCCTTCTGCTTCATTGACAATAACTTTAGTAACCTTACTCATTTCAACCCAGAACATTTTAAAAGTTTCTGGATCTCTAATAAAAACTTGGTCTCCGTACTTGATAGTGTTACGGAACATCTTAAAGATACGTTTATTTAATTCGTTTAAACTGATCCACTGTTGCAGTTGTTCACTGATAATCTTAACTTCACTGTCAGTGGGTTTGTCTTTCCAAAAGAACTTGAATGTGCTGCCGTTTTCATCATTGGTCTGTGTGCTGAACTCAGCAAGAATGTCCAATGCAGCATTTACTTCACTGTCCATGTCCATTTGTTCGTACTGATTGTAACGTTCAATACGGTTTGGATGTCCAATGTAAACTTCTGGTAAGTTACTTTGGAAGTTTCTGTAGTTAAAAGTATTGGACTGCCCGCTTTGACTGCTACTGATTGGACTCAGTGCGCCACTGGTGTTTGCGGTTCTAAAATATTTTTTCCAAGCCATTCGTTGTCTCTTTAGTACTATATTTACCTAGATTATGCAGCCTGCACAAGTCTTCTTAACAATTGATTAGTGTCTTCTTGTAATGTTACCTGTTGTTTCTGCCCTCTAGCAAGTTCGGTCATTGCTTGTTGAAATGCTTGTGTACGTACATCACTAGCAGGATTTGGTAAATTACTGCCAACTGTCGAAGTAGCAGTCTGGGGAACTTGACTTTGCTCTTGTGCAGTTCCTGGACCAGTGCCGACAGGACTTCCTGGTGTTGTAGGCGGGGGAGTTGTCCCTGTCGAAGGAACAAACTTTGCTAATAAATCAGTGATTTTATCTAGGCCAGCGCTCAAAAGTTGAGCACCTTCAATACTTAATTTTACAATATCTGCAGTGGTTTGAAATTTACCTAATGCTATAGATTCAATAGTAGACTGTAATTTAAGTAACTCAGTATTAACATCATCAATTGTGGTTGTAAAAGTATTTTGAATACCAGACAAACGTTGGGCAGCACTGGCTTGTGCTTCTACAGCACTTGCAAGTCTGTTAGACTGGCTTGTTAATTCACTAATTGAAGAATTTAACAAGTTAAACAGTTCCGGGCCTCTACCAGCACTCTGCAAGAACAGTTCGTATCCATAAGTTTTTTGCAAATCTTTTCCTGCTTGGCCTACGTCTTGCAGCAACTGTGCTTGCCTCTTAGCAAATTCTTCTGGAGGTAAATCTTTCAGTGCAATTAACTGTCTCAGTTTATCAGTTAGCTCAGGTGCCATAGCCTGCAATCTTAAATTAGTCTGACTAGTAATATCTGCACCAACTGCTTGGGCTGCAAACAATTCTTGTGCATATGCTGCTGCCTGTGGAGTAAGTTGACTTAATGTGTTAGTCAAGTTCTTTTGTGCATCTGCACTGGCGTTTGCATAAGCATTTTGATATGCTGCGCTTTGAGAACGCTGTTTTTGCTCGTCCCTAATTTGCTGTGTGCTTTTGCCTGTTAGTAAACTAATTTCTTTTAAATTAAGCAAGTATGGTTCTGTTGTTGCTGCCAACTCTTGCTGATTCCGTGACTGACGTACACCTAACTGTGACTGTAGTGCCACAGTTTCAATTAACTCTGTATTCAAACCCTCAAAGCCACCGTATATTGTTCTAAGACCAGCGCTCATCTGTTTACCAGCGCCTACTAATGCCACTGCTGCTTGCTCACTGTTGCCACCTAACAGTGCCAAGTTAGCTGCTTGATTACTGACAATACTGGTAAAACTCTGCAGACTTAGTCCGCCAGCAGCGGCTGCTGCTTTGGCCTGTTCCAGACTTGCTCCAAATACTAAACCTGCTTTTGACAGTTGATTAAAGTTATTAACTAAACGTTGTGTAGCATCCAACTGGAAGTTTATGGCTTCACCAGCAAGCCTAATTACACCTTCACCTAATTTTTGAAGTCCTTCGACAACATTTCCTAAAATTGGAATGAACTTAGTAAATCCACCTACAGCATCAAAGACAGCCGAACTCAAAGTGGACAAAACACTAGTAAACAAACCGACCATTGGTTTTACTGCGGTAAATGCTTCGGTGCTGGTAGCCATTGCAGCAGGAACGCTGACCATACCTGATATCACTGTGCCAGCGGCATTGGCTAGTCCTTTAAATCCGGCAACCAATCCATCAGCAGCAGCCACAGACCTTTTCTTAGACATTGTTTCTGCATCTGTGGCTTCACTGGCAGCACTGCTACTTCTTGCCAATTGAAGTAGTCTGCCGCTTACAGTATTTGCAGCACCACTAAGGTTATCGGTTCCTTGCATGAACCTTTGTAGAACTTCTTTTAAGTCGTCTTCATCCATATTTTGTCAGTGGTATATTGCCAGATAAGTATTAGTATATTTATGGTATTCTAACCGCCTAATATTATGAGTTCAAATCCATTACAAAAACACTACAGACAGCCACAACTTTATTTAAAATTGCCCAGCGGCGGCAAGTGGTGGCCTAAAAACAGCATTGACTGGCCGCAGACTGGAGAACTTCCAGTATACTCAATGACTGCCAAAGATGAACTAGCAATGAAAACTCCCGATGCACTGCTAAACGGTCAGGCCACGGTTGATGTTATACAAAGTTGTATGCCTAACATTAAAAATGCTTGGCACGCACCTGTTGTAGACTTAGACGCTATATTAATTGCTATCAGGCAGGCCACTTATGGCAACGAAATGGAATTTAACAGCGTATGTCCTCAATGTAACAATAAAAATGAGCACATAGCTGATTTAGGTTATTTGAGCAGTGTGATTACTTGTCCAAAATTTGAAGAAAGCATTCAAGTCAAAGACTTGGAAATCTTTATTAAACCCAACAATTACGAAACTTTTAACAAAAACAGTATGCGTAATTTCGAAGAGCAAAGATTGATTCAAACTGTGGCCAATGACAAGATCAGCGACGATGAAAAGATGGTACAGTTTGCAAAAATGTTTAACACTTTACTGAATATCACAGTAGAACAAGTAGCAGACAGTGTAGTAATGATCAAAACTGCAGACAATGAGCGAGTAGAAAACACAGCCTATATCAGAGAATTCTTTAGTAACTGTGACAAAGAAATTTTTACAGCAGTTA